GGCTGGTGCCTCGTCCGTACCAGAAACCTCAACGCCTTCGGCACCTACGGTCTCGGTCAGTTCAACCTTCTCTGCTTCTGTTTCCTTGCTCTTTTCTACCTCCATTACTACACCTCCGTCCTTTTCGGAAATTGGTGCGGCCTCCTTGTCAGTAGGGTTCAAGAACTTGGTAACAATGCTCTGGACCTTTTCAGTCCTGTCCTCGTTTGTCTCAAACCAACCAGCGTTCTCCATTCGTGAACCACATAGTGGGCAATCCTCGGACTCGGAAGCGCGGACTGAGATGTAGTCTTCGTCGTGCTCAGCGTTTGCTGGGCAAACAAATACAACCTCAACCTTTGACTCCACTGCCATGCCCTTGACTGTGACAGAGCCGTTTGTGGCCTTCTGAATAGACAATACGTTGGCTAGTTGATTAGCGGGGTTATCGACAAGAGAAAGTTCCACAAGGTCGTAATCCTTGATTACCCTTACAGACTTTCCTGCGTCCTTGTCAAAATTGTTGTCGGCGTCGTTGATTTCACCACCGATAGAGAATCCAGTCAGGGTTCCATCCAATACCTTCTTCCAAGTATCTTCTGCTCCCTCGGATACGCGAGCCGTGACGTAGATGCCGCGATAAAACTTGTCGGTCTTCTTGTCGTAAAACTCATCCTCGCGGAAGTCGACCATACGGCCTACCGCGACAGACTGGTGCATTTCACGAATGTTTCCGCGAGCGCGCTCAAAAGCCTTTAGGCTCGCTGCTGCTGTAACAATGTCACCCTGAGAGTCAACGTTGTCTAGAGTAGCGAAACCGGATACAAGGCGCTTTGCCTCGTCGACCTTTGCGAATGGCATGGAGACGTGTACGGAGTTACCGTCCACAGTCATATTGCTCTTTTCGATGCTCATGATGTTATCATAACGTAGTAATTTTCAAAATGCAAAATTCTGACAAATCATTAGCGTAGAACGTCGTTGATTTCCTTGCGTTCCTTGAAGTTTACCCTGATGTTGAGGAACAGGAATGCTCCATACGTACACATCAGCAGGGCAGTGATACCGCCGGTATTGGTCCAGTCACCCATAAAGTAGAACAGGGCAATGACTCCCCAATGGAAGAACGCAATGGTCGCTCCCCTAATCAAAGAACTGTACGAGCGTCTCATTGCGCCGTGAATAATGAACAGTCCGCAAATGATTGCGATACCGCCCCAGAATACTTCTGCTGAGAATGGAAGCACTTGAATAAACCAAGCGGTTTCCAGAGCAGAGAACAACTGTGCTTGGGTGAACACGGTCCACCATGGGTTGGCAACCCAGAATCCCCACAGTGTGGTGTAAATGCCGAGAAGCACTACCACTGCCGGGTTAATCGGCAGCAATAGTGCCCTCACAAACTTCTCGGTGTTTTCAGTCATAACTTATGTCATGGGGCTGAGCGTCCCTCACCCTGTGGATTTCTCGCTTCCCCCGCTGAGTCCGTTGCGCCTGCGCTTCGGACTGCATCCCTTTCTCTATTTGCTGCGGCATTAGCAGCATCTTGCTTAGCCTTGGCATTAGGGTCGACGCGTTCGTTACCGCCCGGAATACCTGACTTACCTTGGTCAGCACGTACCTCGTTTGGTAGCAACCAACCATTCTTGATTCCACGCTCATCAATCTTGGACTGAGTGTCTGCATCGGTAAGCGTCATCTTGTTAAGAGTGAACTGGAATGAATCTGTCAGTTCGCGCATAACCTTGTCAATCTTCTTCTCGGCTACGTCCTGCTCTGGTCCGCATCGCTGTTCCTTGAATGTCTTGTCAGCATCGCGTGAACTGGCTAGGCTACCGCCGTCTCCGGTGGAGACCTTGGAGATTGGAACTCCGTGTGCCATAAGCACGTCATTGATGTTTGACTTGCGGTAGTTGTTGAATGAGGAATCCTGAATTCCAGACTCGACCGCTTGTAGTTGTAGGTCTACCTTCTGCTCTGGGGTGTCACCCGGTAGCGGAATGTAGATGCTTCGGTGATTCTGTCCCTTCAATGAAGTCTCAAAGAATGACAACAGACTCTTCTCAGCGTTCGGGGTAAGAGTTGCACCCTTTAGAATAATAGCATACCTCGGTACAGCCTTATTCTCGAAATAGTCAAGATTGTACCTAGAAGCAAACTCATTTCCGGCAATTGCAGCCTGAGCCGAGATGATATCTGGGATTCCATAGTAGCCAGAAGTCGGAGAATACTTCTTGAAGTGAATTACCTCGTTCGGCTGTCCACCACCAAGTGGGTTCGTAATTGCCCTTGGCTCACCGTTTTCGTCCACTCCTGCACCGAAATGTGCGAAGAACTGGGCGTCAAACCCGGACAACTGAATGAATCCGTCACGCTTGCGACGAATACGCATGGTGGTTGCTGGGATGTGTCCTAGGTAGCCAATCTCGCCATTCTTGCCGCGACCGATTTCCAAGTACCCATTTCCAGTGGTCTCATAATCACGCCAAATCTTAATCAAAGTCTCGGTAAAGCCATCCTCTTCATTCAAGGACTCGATGTACTCGATTAGTTCTTCGCGCTTCTCATCCAGACGACGACGCAGGTTGCGTCCCTGCTTTTCGCCCTTTTCGTTAGCCTGCTCTAGGTCACGCTTGGTCTTAGGGGTCTCTACGAACTTATAGCCTAGACCAACGATGTTGGATACCTTGGCGTCTACCGCCGCGCGGTGTACGGCTGCGGATGGTAGGGTGTAAAGACGGGCCAAGTGGTCAAGGTTCTCTGGCGGCTGGACAACTTCAAAAGTGTCGTAACCAGTCAGCCATTCCTTCTCGTGAATCTGCTGTGACTCGGCTCCGTTCTTGCCTCGCTGGAACTTGTTAAAGGAGCGAGTGTTATTGGAACGGAATCCCTTTGATAGGCCATTGTACTTGTTGTAGTCAACGCCCTTCTTTGCGAAGGGGTCGCTGGACTCCTCGACGGACACAACCGTCTTAGCCAACATGCGTACGCCGTCGACCTCTGGAAGTCCCTTTTCTTCTACAATTTGCACAGCCCTATCAGCCATTCGCGTGCCTCTCCTTTGCCTCATCCTTAATTGCTGCGTAGTTCAATGGGTCTGGCTCTAGGCCAAACTTTGCACGAAGTTCCTGCTCCTCTAGTTCCTCGTCGGTAACACGACGCTTACCGCTCCACCATACCGGCTTGCCCTCGGCAAATCCATAATGGCGCGCAGCCTGAGTGAGGGCGTCAATTGCCTTTCGGTCGCCCTTCATGCAGAAGACATTCATGACATTTCCGTCACCGTCTCCAAGTACCTCGCCGTCGGGGGTCTGCCATACGTACATGCCGTAGGGCACCTCTTCGACAACTTGCTTTCCTAGACTCTTCAATCCGCTCATATTTCGATTGTAAAGCAAGTCATATCATTTGGCAAATGAGGTTATCCGGCAGATTCCATGGACCAGTCGTACTCGTAGATATCGACCATTCCCGGGAATTCATGGATATCAAAGACTTCATCCACGTCTAGGACCACCTTAGGCTTGCCCACATAACCATCGTAGATTTCCTTGATGGTTGCATCTGTTAGGGTTCCTTGGAACAAGATGACGTGACCAATCTGGGCGGTACCAGAGAAGGTAATGTCGGTGCTAATACCGGCATCAAAGACATAGTGATACAGCATCCACTCACCCTTCTCAGCAGCGCGGAAGGCTCCGCCGTTAGTACGTACGCGGGCAGCGGTACTGGATAGGTTTGTGGTAAAGGAGCCCTCGTTACGAACCCACACCTCAACTGTCTTTGGCACAATGCCTTGGTTGTTCGTCGGTGCCTTGATTGTAATGGTTCCAGCATTCATCTCCGCACCCCAGTCTGCATGGTAGTCGATAGCGTCTACGTCGTCTTCTGGAACAGCGTTGTCCAGAACAATCTGCCTACCGGCGAACATGACCGCGCCCGCCTCTGCGTACACAGAAAGAGTGATGTTGTCCATGAAGCCGGGGTCGTCTACCTTGCCACCAGTGAAAGAAACCCTGATGTACAAGAACTCGTTTGCTGGGTTCGTTCCACGCGGTACCGTCGTTAGCGGCAATCCCTTGGAAGCAGTCTCCCACAGCAGGCCGTCACGAGAGGTTTGGACAACAACGCCGCTGCCTTCCCATAGAAGATTACACGCAAAGATAGGAGAACGAGACTGTCCCAGAGGAACAACCGTCTCCCAGTATCCTGCAACAGAGACTCCATTGACAACCAATGGATATAGTGTACCGTCGTGTAGAGAAATATTGTTTCTACCTCCCAAGTTCCATTCAGTGTTTGATGAATATTCCATCTGGAACAGTGGAGCCCAAACTCCCTCAGCAGCAAACTCTAGCAACTGACCACCATAGTCAATTGCGATATCCTCAGCGTTCAGGTTGTCCTGTGCAACATCATAGTGTTCATCAATTGATTCGTCATCAAGTTGACCCTCGTATACGATGACGCCATTTAGCATCATCTTGTTCGGACCAGTAGTTGCGCCAGAAGAAAGATTTCCTTCTGCCAAGTAAGTATCAGCCTTTTGCGCTTCGGTAATTTCAGCCTCGGCAACCAAATCTCCATTAATATATAGAGAGTTCTTGTTCTCGCTGTGAATTCCAACGATGTGCATTGACTGAATGTTCATGGTGTCAAAAGACGCACGGCATTCGCCCGTGTTGGTGTACTTGGTTACAAATGACACCACGCCGCGCTGCATGGTAATTCCATCCATAAATCCATCGTGTCCAAGAATCTGAATCTCGGCACTATTTGAACTGTCCTTGTAAATTGGGCGCGCAAATGCTTCTAGCGTGAATGGAAGGTATTCTCTTCCCTTTCGCCAGAATGTAATTGGGAACGTGACCTTGTTGGTGTTGTCTACAACCAAAGACCTTTGTGCGCCCTTGACCAGAGAGGTCGCGTGCACCAGTGGTGCATAGATTGAGGTTGAGGCGTGAGGAGCACCGCTCCATGTGTAGAAGGACTGGGCGTAAGCGTTCATCGGAATAGCAACACTTCCTTCGTTGAATACGGCACCGGTTCCATCAATGTAGTCACCTACCGCCCACTTCTCAGCAGCGCCACCTTGTACGTCTAGTTGCATACCCGCGCGTACCGCGCCCACGGGGGCGGTGGCAGTGGTGGTGTGATAGGTCCATTCATTGGCATTTGGAACCTTGGCGTTTTGGCCTCCGGTCCTGCTGATAATTTGGTTGGCTTGGTTGTACCAGTAAATTCCAGCATAAAATCTACGAGTAGGATGGTACGCGCTTGCACGCATCCAGCCTGATGCAGTATAGGTCTTTCCCGGCTCTACTGGAACGTTGTGAATTACATCAAATCCAGTGTCACCACCAGAGTTACCAGCAACCGTCCAAGTCTTTCGCTTGAACTTGTTTCCCACCGGAGTCGGTCCAACGACCTCACTCATAACACCAGCACCAGAACCTCCACCGAACCAGCGTCCCTGCCAGTCATTCGGTGCACCTTCTGGGTTTGGAATGTAATTGAATGATGGGTGCTTAGTGTCACCATCGAAGTAAGGAATAGCGGTAGCGCCCTTGATTACCATTGCGCCGGTAGCAGCCAACTTGAATCCGGCGCTAATCGTTCCACCCAACTGAATCATCGGAACCATCTTCGTAGCAGTTGCCGGGATAGTTCCGGTAATAGTTAGAAGGGTGAAGTCAAGAAGACTGCGCTGCTGGATGTTGTTTTCAAGAGCAACGTACGCTCCTGCTGTGGTGTAGTAATCTAGAAGAAGACCGACCGATACCGCCTCGCTGGTGCGAACCCAGCAAGAAAACGTGTACTTGTCTCCTGCGGTCAGGCCAGTAATTTCAGACAACATAATACGACGGGTACCAGATGGTGGCGGAACACTCCACGTCACTTCTGCGTAAGCCCAGTTGTTGGGTCCACCATTTGCTACACGAGTAAAAGAAGCCGTACCGCCCGTTCCGACAGAGTGGCTCCACCCGGTACCATTTGTAAACAGTCGTGGGT